ATGAAATACCAAGTTGTATATTTGAGGACAACAATAATATAATAAAAATAGAGCCAATACTAGATGATGAACACAGTATATTTACAATATATAGTGTTGATGAAATAACTGGGCAGACAGTATCTAAACTTTCAGACATTAGATTATATAATGTATTGACAGATGACGTTGGTAACACCATTGAAGGTATATATGATGTAAGGGCTGTTGGTACCAGTGGTGCAACTGCCCACCAACCACCACAAGGAACTGAGCTAGAATTAATCTATCAAGTAGGAAATACGGCTAATATACAAAGATTCAGCCAAACAAAGGATGATATGGATGATATTATCAATGACTATAATAAAAGAAATTATTTTGTTGGTGATATTATTACAAAAATGACATTCTATTATAAAGACTATGACGGTAATATCGTTAATGATACAATAAGATATGCTGAGTTGGGTAGTGATGATGTTAGATATATATATGACTACAATAGTTCTGAAAAATATAGCACACCTTCAGGTTATACATCTTTAAAGGCAATTCAATTGGCAACTGAAGTTAAAGACACATTAGAAGAAAGTGGTAAAACCAAATATATGTATGATGATATATACTGTGATATTACATACTATGTTGGTGCAACATTATCTAGAAAAGAAGGTAAACAATATAATTTGGCATCTAAATCTGAGCCTAGAGGTGATAAATTTGGTAACTATGGTGTAGAATACACTGAAACGGTTAGATTTGTTAAAACAAATTGGGAATATTATCTCAAAAAACCAAAAGATGAGAACTCAATATTACCATCAAAAAGAAAAAAACCATGTAATCACAGTGTAAGTTATCCAATTTATGTTTACGTTCTTACACAAGACCTAACAAGGGTTGATGAGTCACAATATAAGACTGAATATTCAGTGCCTATGGCAGATTTTAAATTTGAAATCAATATATTCAGTGGTAATGGTGATACATTTGGAGAGAAGTATCCAGAGGAAATGGCAACACACAATAACTTACAAGTATTCCCAACATATAGGGAGGAATATAGATTTGGTGTTTCTAGCATAGAAAATGTGGACTCAGATATTTATATAGACAGAGGAATAAATGCTGCTTTTGAGAAGCATTTAAAGCTTGGTGAAGTTACAAGCCTAGAGGCTTTGGAACAATATGGAAACGGATATTTTAAAATAATGGAAAGTTAAAACAATAATAAAATGGCAATAGGTGCTTACGGTACGACAATACCAATTAATATAGCTAATGTCGATATACCTAATTTGGTGGATATTTCTTTTGTATATCATGAGACAAGAAGCTATGATTCTCTTTCAAGCGGTAAATTCAAACACTTAGATTCAAGTATTTTAACTCAAGCAAAAAGAGAACAAGAAGATACTGATGTAGATGAATATATTGAGGGTATGTACAACCTTCAATTGCCTCTTGGTGAGTTTAATAAGAAAGGGTTCTATACGGTTTATATTAAACCAAAAGAGATTGAGGCTATTATTACTGATGTTGGTAATCTAACGGCATTTCCTAATGTTAGGGGATTGGTATTAGATACGACACAAATACAAAATGCAAGTATTAGTACAAAGGCTAGAAAAAACAATGAACTTGTTGGATATAGGGTGATTTATTTAGATGAGAATGGTAATAGAGAAAACTATTACAGAATCATTACATCTAATAACAAATGCGAGCCAGTAGTTCAAGCGCCAAATAGCTCTAGCGACAAGTCATATACATATCGTTATGAGGATAGTTCTAGCTTGATATTTGTTACCGTATCACCTTCATCAGCGCCAACATTCAAGGAGAATGCTCTTCCATATATAGGCAAACCAACTCAGAAGATATTGTTGGTAAACACTTTCTTTGAGCCTATACAGCTTGACATTGAACTTACAACACATGATGCTGATACAATCAGCTACATGCTAGAGAATAGTCAGTTGAGAGACTTGGATAATGGTCTTGTTACAACATTTAACAACGAGAACGAAATCTATCATCAAGCAGAGCACTTTACACTTAAAGACCAATACACTGGTAATCCAGTTTATGAGGTTAAACAGAATAAGAAAAACAGTATTGATTTCAGTCAAACAATTAATGACAAAATAGAATAAAAGAACATGGCTTTTATAAAATCACATTCAAATTACGTTCTGAAAAAGAAACATCAGACTATTTCAGACGGTACAATATGGGAACGTGACATCACTACTATTGGTGGTGTCAACCAGTTCTCGCCTGGTCAAGTTCCAATATATAAGAGTAGTAATTTTATCATCACAGTAAGAAATGATGGTAAAGTTGCTAACCAGTATAATAAGACAAAATGGAAGGAAAACGAAAGTGGTGATACTTGGACTCTTGAGACAATTAGTGGTATGACTAGCGAGTTTGAAGACCAGAATGATGTTAAAATAGTACTAAAGCAAGACTATTATGATTTTTGTGATTTTGTATATTATGGTTCTTTGACCGAAATGTTCCGTGCATCAATCAATGACGTATTGTCTAGATTTCCTGGAGAGCTATATGTTGCATATGAATTAGATGAATCTAATAACAAAACGCCAATAAATGCATATTATACTAGTGGTGTTACATCAGACTTTGAAAAAGTTGAGGAAAGTGTAATACTTGGAGGTAGTGATTATACAATTGTATCGAATCCATTTGGAATTGATATGCACTCTTTGAAAAAGCCAACTGACGCAAAGGCATTGAAATATTTTGCTGAAGATGGATTTAAAAACTATGAAATAATTTATGGGGATGATGAAAATGGTACACCAATTACTTCTTGGAAAAGTACTCCTATAGAAGAAAAATTCTGTCCTGGTAAAAAGGTTGCATACATTGAGATAAATGGCAGTATTGAAATAGAAGCTTGGGTTGGTGATGGAAATGAAATTATATATTTAACTAATAATGAAAATTTATTTGGAAAACACATAAGACCATCACAAAGCGTTTTATCTGAATTTTATAATGAATGTGATAATTTTGAAAAGTTAATTTTAAACAGAAATACAACTCCTAAATATAAGTCAGTATTTTCAGTTATACATGATAATGAAAGGGGTTATTATAGAAAAATGGAAGAGTTTATCTTCCCTACGTCTTATGGTGGATATAATATAGATGCTACTTCATTCGGATTCAATGATTATACTAGTAGGCTAGCTGAAATAGGTACTTATTACGATGAATATTTCACGGATAACCTATATAGGTCAATGACGCATGAAGCGATTAAAAACTTTGACTGGACATATACTCGTGAATTTACTTATGGGGATGAAGAAGAATTTGTTCATGGTGGTGAAAAAATGCAGAAAGCATTGAGGGTTTTTGCTAGGGAGTTTGATGAAATCTTATCGTATATAAACAACATTAAAAATAATGATAGAGTAACATATGATGAAAGAAGCAACATACCTGATTATTTCTTGATTGATGAGGTAGAAAATGGTGGTTGGGACGTGTGCCTAATATATCCTTATGACCTCAAGGAGTTTGAAATTGACGAATATGGAAATTATAAAAAAGATATAAATGATAATAAGATTGTAATTTCAAACGAAAACTATAATGAACAATTCCAATTAAATGGTGATTCAAACACTAAGTTTATTAGACACTTTATTCAAAATGCTAAGACAGAAGTTACACCATATAGAAAAGAGTTGTTGGATTATCCTGAAGGGTATTTTATAAGTTGTTGCAATAATGGCGGTAATGGTAAACAAACTTGTCAATATAGTGGCTCTCAATATTATTTTATCTCTGCCGAAGGAATTGGAAATACATATGTTGACACATGTGACAAAGGAACATCTAGTATTAAAGACAGAATTAAATCATATTCTAATGAAAAGCCATATACATATCTAGATAGTAATAATGAGTTTATGCGTAGAATGGCAATTAATTCTCCATATATCTGGCGCCATAAAGGTACAGTCGAAGGTATTGAAATGATTCTAGGTATGTTTGGTCTACGTAGTAAAAGATGGGTTGATAGTATGCCTAAATATAGGAAAGATTGCGAAGGACTAGAACCAGACTATGAAATAACAGAGTATTCATCTTTCACTGGACGTATTGAAGAAAAGTGGGATGCTATACATCAGATGTATCGCATTGATTGGATTAACTCTACAAAAGCCATAGTATATGATTATAGGTCAACATCCAATTATACAAAGTATGGAGCACAATCAAACTATGTATCATACCAAGGATTACCAGTATCTTACAGATATGAGTATTTGTCAGCAAATACTCCTTATATAAAAGTTGACAGTCTAACAGCATGTGACCCACAGCAAGTTACTAGTGATGATAAATCAGCATTTAGAGTTGCCGAAACAAACGAACCAGTATTGAGAAGATATTTATATCCTAATTTCAATAAGGATGAACAGTTAGACGGAAACCCTTATTTCCAAATGGATGGAGGTTGGCTAGCTAAAACTGTAGAACATAGTGGTGGAACTAGATATAATTTCCAATTTGATGTTAATGACAATATTGCATATACATGTTATGAGGAAAGTGGTAGAACTGAAGATGATGGGTCATTGGTTGATAACCACCCAATATACAAGGAAACAGTTAGAAATGTTAAAAGGGTAGATAATATTGCTGAACTAGTATCGACCCCTATGGAAAACCTTAAATATGGGGAAATATATTATGTTTCACATATTGAAAAAGATGCTGCATTGATTAATGGTAAAGTATATCCAATTAAATACGAATATAGTGGGGATAATGACCACCCATCTAGATATATTTTATTCACTAAGAATGATGAGTATATAAAAGTTGGTGATGATTTATTCTTTACAGATGAAATATTTGTATATAATAAAGATGGATATAGTGGCTCAACAAGTTTAGATGACAAACCAAGTGGATTTGAGGTGAAAGCATATATTAATTCTGACAATTCATTTATGTGTCAAGGTGATGCCGATGGATATTACACTATCGATACT